TGTTCGGCAATATATTTACAAACTTTTTTGTGTGCGTGAAGTCCTTGTCTGTATTTATACTCATTACCACAATTACACTTATATAACTGTTTATTCTTGATTTCGGTATAATCAACGCCATCATGATTTTTTATATGTTTATTGGTTAATAAATGTTTCTTATAATCTTTTTTATTAGTTGTAGTATAACTACAAGTTATACACGAATAATTTTTGGTACTTATTGTGTAATCATCGCAATTAATACATGAAGTTTCAGTAGGGTTTGTTTCTTGTTTATCAGTCATTATATATAATTACATAAATATCCCTAAATGGTTTTTTTTTTATGTTAATTATAGTAATATTTATATTGGTTGGAGAGATGAATGATATTACTAACCCATCGCACAGTTATACATAAAAAAATTGAATTGAATTTATACAAACATTATATGTTTATTAAAAATAGAAACAAAATGCTTGCCGATATTGAGAACGCACGGTTGGCTTGTGATGCCGCCGACCTTGCTTATGCGGATGCCGTCAATAAGGTTGCGGCAGCGATTAAGGATAAGGATGAAAAATACACAACTATGATTCGTGCGAAAGAAACGCTTACCGTAGCAAAATTTGACGAGTGTTTATCCCGCAGATCGGATTGAATAATCTCTCAAACCTAATATTATAAAATTAAAAAATATAACCAAATTCAAGTTATATTTTTTTATGGCTGTTGGTTAGTGACTCTATAATTTTTTATATTAATCATCAAATGGAGTATATTCCATATCAGAAATATATAAAGCAATTTGTTTGTTTTGATTGTTGATAGTTTTTTGCTGGTCGATTATAATATCTCGTAGTTCTTTGTTTTCATCAATAACATAAGCATACATCTCTCTCGTATCCAATTCTTCCTCCTTTTTTTTAATGGCTGCTTGTTCGTCTTTATATTTACATATTTGTTTATGATTCCATAGACTTGACTGATGTTTATATTCTTTACCACACTCACATTTCCAAGTTTTAATGGTTTCGGGCTTTGTTATATAGTTTGTATCGGTTGTTCTCAAGGTAGTAATATGTTTTGGTGTTGCTAAATGTTTATCATGTTCGGCTTTGCTACTGGTGCTATAGTCGCACAACTTACATACATAACACAGTATTTCGTTTTTAATATTATCATTCGTCATTATTTCGTTCTATATACGAAGATAATATGTTCTTAAATAATTTTTTTATATATTTGATATAAAAATTATTTTAGTTTTTGCGACTTTTGCGAGCATTTCTACGTCTTACGTAAGATTCTAAAGTCTTCTTTGATTTTTTTAATCCGTTGTAATATTCGTCCTGTGCCTTCGCTCCATCACGAGCCGCTGCCGCAATGCCTTCAAACTGTTTATCAAGACTATTTTGCTTTTTTAATGAACGTGTTTCCTTATTTGACTTATTCCTTCTTGCGATAGATTGCAGCATGATTGCTGCTTTTCTACGTGTATCTCCCATATTTGGTGCCCCGCCGTTGCGGCGACGCTTACGCATAGTCTTATTCTTCTTCTTCATTTTCCCTAAATTAATTTTTCTGGTGGGTTTTTTGCCTTTTGTTTTTCTCATCTTCGGCTTTCTCGTTTTTGCTCTGTATTGTTTCACCATTTCTATACATTACTATTATATAATAATATTTTGCCTTTTCAACATTTTTTTAACACCTGCATAATTATAGGTACGAAATATTATAAACAGAAAATAGACTACGAACGAGATAAAGAAAAAAATAATCACGTTGCGGGCACTAAATTCCGGTTTTGGAAGAGATTTTTTGAATTTATTTTTTTTCCTTATTAAATCTCTTTTTCTTTTATTCAATTTAGACATTCTTTGTAATACTATTATAAAATAATAATATACTTGTAAATATTATAAAATTGAAAAAGAAATAATATAAATATAGTAACCATATAACAGTAGAAACCAGTAATGAGTTATACACTTATTATAGTAGAGTCGCCTGCGAAATGTGGAAAGATAGAAAAATATCTTGGACCTGGATATAAAGTTATTGGATCATATGGTCACATTACCCATCTCTCTAATTTAAAACAAATTGATTTTGAAAATAATTATAAACCAAAGTTTGAAATCGCAGATGCTAAAAAATCACAGGTCAGTAAGTTGAAACAGGCTATAGCAAATGCGAAGGAAGTAATTCTGGCTACAGACGACGACCGAGAAGGTGAGGCGATTGCGTGGCACATTACTCAAGTTTTCAAATTGAACCCCACTGAAACAAAACGCATAATTTTCCACGAAATTACCGAAAGAGCGATAAAAAAGGCGATGGCTAATCCTGGAGTAATCAATATGGACCTTGTATTCGCACAGCAAGGGCGGCAAATTTTAGACCTCATTGTTGGTTTCAAAATTACCCCCACTCTATGGAAGCATATTGTATCTAATACAAAGAATTCGTTGAGTGCTGGCAGGTGTCAAACACCAGCATTACGATTAGTATATGAAAATTACAAAGAAATTCAAGAAAGTCCAGGTAAATTAAGTTTCAATACTACTGGTATATTTACTGGACGAAACCTAATATTTACTTTAAACCATAATCATGTATCGCACAAGGAGATTAAATCGTTTTTAGAATTATCAAAAACACACGAACATATTTTATCAAAGGAACCAGAGAAGGAGACGAAAAAAACACAACCCATACCATTTACTACGAGTGGATTACAGCAATCTGCTAATAATTTAATGAATATCTCTCCAAAAGAGACTATGAGTCTTGCTCAAAAATTGTATGAAGGAGGTTATATTACATATATGAGGACAGATAGTAAGGTATATTGTGAAGAGTTTATCGAGAGTGGTATTAAGTATATCAAGGAGAATTATAATGCCGCACACTTAAATCCTAATATGGCTTCAATTACGCAGCGTGACGCCGATGATAAACCAGATGATGAAACGAAGAAAAAGAAAAAAGATAATAATAACGCACAAGAAGCACACGAAGCTATTAGACCGACTAATATTTCACTCGTAAAACTTCTCGATGACGGCGACACTTTCACCCCACGGCATAGAAAACTGTATAAATTAATCTGGAACAATTCACTTGAGAGTATGATGGCTCCAGCAAAGTATAAACAGCAAGTTGTTAAAATTACTGCCCCTGAAAACAACCATTATAAATATACAGTTGAAGAAAATATATTCCCTGGCTGGAAAGCAGTTCAAGGGATAGAACCAGAGAAGTATTATGCGTATTTACAGACTTTAAAATGTAATACTGTTATGCCGTCTAAAATAATGGCGATTCAAACATTAAAAGAACTGAAATCTCATTATACAGAGGCTCGGTTAGTTCAATTATTGGAGCAGCGGGGTATAGGCAGACCATCTACCTTCTCGTCATTGATTGATAAAATTCAGGAACGTTCATATGTTGAAAAAAAGAATGTTGAAGGCAAAAAATTAAAAACGGTTGATTATACATTTGAATCTGGTAATATAACCGAGGAGAAAGGTGAAAAAGAATTCGGCAACGAAAAGAATAAGTTAGTAATATCGCATATGGGAATATTATCAATTGAATTCCTGATAAAATATTTTAACGACATATTTGATTATGATTATACAAAGAAAATGGAAGACGATTTAGATTTAATCGCACACGGTAAAAAGAAATATGAGGTGCTGTGTGATGATTGTAATACACTTATTGAGAAGTTGATTACTGATAATTCTCTGCTTGAAAGTAGCAACGGTTCAAGTCTCAAACTAAATATTAAAATAGATGATAAGCATACTTACACAATTGGTAAAAATGGTCCTATCATTAAATATACTAAACCAGACAATTCTATGGGGTTTTATGGTGTGAAGCCAGATATTGATATGGAACGATTAAAGAACGGCGAATATAAGTTGGAAGACATAATAGTATCAAGTGAGGATAATGTAAAAATTTTAGGAGAACATAATGGTTTAACTGTTTATTTAAAATCGGGCAAATTTGGTGATTATTTAGAGCACGGCGAGATAAAAAAGTCTTTGAAATTTGTGAAAATGAATGTTCCAATAAAAAATATTCAACTTGATGACGCAATTAACATATTAGACGAAGCAAAAAAAAGTGATAATACACTTATTCGTAAGCTCGACGATAATCTGTCTATTAGGAGCGGCAAATATGGTCCGTATATATTCTATAAGACAACCAAAATGAAGAAACCGCAGTTTATGAAATTAGCGGGATTTGATGAAAATCCAAAGTCTTGTGCGATTGAATATTTAAAATCGTGGATAAAAGAGAAATATGCTATTTGATAAGAAATAGTTGTTTGGATAATATTTTGTTTTTTTTTAAAAATTGATAATAAAAATATAAATTTATTATTAATCATAAACTATTGAATGCCGAGAAAGAAAGTAGAGAAGGATGATTATTCAAACACAGTTGTATATTTATTACATTCTAATGACCCACTTATTAAAGACAAATATATAGGTTATTCAAAAGATTTTCCAGCAAGAAAATCAAATCATAAGAGCGATTGTAATAATGTAAAGAGTCCAGATTATAATACACCTGTTTATAAATTCATTAGAGAGAATGGGGGATTTGATAATTGGGATTTTGAAATATTAGAAAGGGCTAATTTAGAAGATAAAAAAGAAGCAAAAACTCTGGAGAGATATTATATTGAAACACTTAAGCCATCGCTAAACAAAAATTTAACAGGACAAACACCTGAAGAAAGAGCCGAATATGATAGAGTATATCACCGCATCAGGCGTAAAAAAATGAAAGATGACCCAGAGTATAGAAAGAAAAAATATGAGGCTAATAAAAAACGGAGCGAAGACCCAGAACTTAAAAAGAAAGACGCTGCGACGAAGAAAGAACAAATAACTTGTATTTGTGGTGCTATTCATAGGAGGGACGGTAAAAGCCAGCATCTTAAAACTGAAACGCATAAGGAATATCTAAAAAATAATCCACAAGAAACATAAGAAAAATTTTAAGCATAATATTTTGTTTTTTTTAAAATTGAAAACCATAATCAAAATAATATAGATACGAAATAACTAATATATAGATAAGGTAATATGACGCTGGAAATAATATACGGATGTATGTTCTCGGGTAAGACAACTGCGTTGATTGAAAAGTATATGGAGAAGAGCACTAATTACAACTGTTTAGCCATTAATTATATATTTGACAAAAGATATACCGACGAACCTAAAATTGTTTCGCACGATAAGGTTAGTTTAAATTGTATTTCAATTCAAGATTTGAATGAATTAACAAATAATCCAGAATATTTTGAGATATTCTGTAAAGCAGAATATATTTTCATTAATGAAGCACAATTCTTCGTAGATTTAAAGAAGTGGGTCATTAATGCTATGGATATACACAATAAGAATGTAGTATTATGTGGTCTAAATTTAGATTATAAGCGAGAGAAGTTTGGAGAACTGATGGACCTTACTATGTATGCTACTAACATAGTTCAAACCTTTGGTAAATGTGATGATTGCGAAAACTCATCGTTATTTACACATCGGCTCGTTGATGATAACTCCCAAGTGCTTATAGGCTCAAGTGAGTACATTCCAGTATGCGAAGAATGTTGGAACAAACTTAATAATGATTAACAAATAATATAAATATATTCATTTCAAAATATATTTATATATATTAGATATTAGATGGCGACACAACAAGAAAAATTTGATGCGATGATAGATAGAAGGGGTATTTTTGGGTTTGGTTTTAGCACTAATACGAATTTAGATTTGTTGAATTTAGTAGTTCTGGCTATGGCGGGTTTAATTGTTAAAATGTTTTTTCAAGAAAATCATACTAAATTAGGAACACACGGTCCAGCCTCTACAACCATCTGGGGTTATGGTTTAACTGCATTGTCTTTATTTTTAATGACGTTTATGGCGATATATTTGTCTTCAAAAACAGAGTTATTAGAAGGAGGTCATACAGGTGGTATATTAGCATACTATTTAAAACTTTTATCGCAGGGTGCGTTGCCTGTGGTATTAACGCTGGGCGTAGTAATTTATATGATAGTATTGAATTACATTTATTACACGAGAATAAATTCAAATAAGGTAAGCACAAGTTTCGGAACATATTCTTTTTTCTCCTCGTTGTTAGTAATGCTACAGATAGGTATTATAATAAAGTATATGTATAGCATGCTGAATGCTATTGTGACAAAGCAGACAGGTAATAAAGCACACCAAACCGAGCAATCAATATTAAAGGGTGCTTCCTTAATATTAATAAGTTTAAATTATGTCTTCGTTTTTATTTTACACATTTTACTGGCTTTTTTTTCAACTGACGGTTAGATTAACCCCATTTGTTTTTAGTAACGTTGAAATCAATACTATTTTCAACTAAAATAAGTTTGAATGTCACACCGACATTTTCTTTGGTCTCCCATAATCCTGATATTTTAAGAATTAAAGATTTATTACCTGTATTATAACTATTATAATTGGTATTGTGTCCAGTATTGATGGGTGTATCATTATAAGAATATTTTATATTACCGTTGGTAAGTAGTTCGCTGATTTTATAAATTCTATTTTTAGTGGAACAGATAAGGTCTAAAATATACCTTTCAACGTGTGCGATTTTATCAACAGCGTCTTTATTGTCGGTATAGTTAAATACAAGTTTGTCTCTACTATGATGGACTTTTTTCAAATCAAATATGAGATATAGTCCATTTAATGATATTAGGTCGTTGGAATAAACAATCTTGTAGAAGTTGCTATATTGCATAACGCTATTTTTGATAGGGTCGCATACGATGATACTATTGGTGTCGAGGTCATTAATGTTTTCAGCAATCATTTAAAGTTAGATTAATTAATAAATTAACTTTAAACATTTTTTTATATATTTAAAGTTAATTTTTTAAATACTATAATGATATTAAAAGATAATTTCACCACATTATTAGACAAATCTAAATCAAATATAATAAATAATAAATACACCGATTATATTAGCAAATTATCTAATGATATTAAGTTGATGCCCAACTTTATTTTGTATGGACCACCTGGCACTGGTAAATATACAGAATCATTAAAGATAATAGAAAAATATAGTCCAAGTAATTTGAAATATGAAAGGAAACTAACGGTGAGTTCGTCAAAGAACGAGCATGTATTGAAAATAAGTGATATTCACTATGAGATTGATTTGGAGAATATGACTTGTAATTCAAAGATTTTATTTAATGATGTTTATAATAACATTATAGATGCGATACAAAGTTCCAAGGCGAAAACAGGAATTATACTATGTAAAAATTTCCACGAAATAAATAATGAGATTATAGAATTTTTCTATAGTTATATGCAGAAGAGCCTGATAAATAATATAACATTAAATTTTATCTTATTAACAGAACATATTAGCTTTATCCCTGTAAATATTCAGGACTTATGTAAAACATTATACTATTCAAAACTGAGTTATTCAAATTATATGAAATTATCAAACGCCAATAATAAGAAGTTGCTGGCCTCAAAACAAAAAATAGATGCGAACCCAGACAATCAAGACAATCAAGATGGTCCGTTTATATCAAATATATCATCTATTAATTTATTGAAATATGTTGATATAAATGGAGATAATGAGAACATTATAAATCATAAGCGGTCTATATGTGATAAAATAATTCATATTATAGTATCTACTAACCTAAAAGACCCCAAAATAAGTTATAATAATATAAGAAACATATTGTATGATTTATTGATAAACGACTTGAATTTTTATGATTGTGTTTATTATATTATCGACGCAGTTATTAGAAAAAAGATAGAGATGTCGGGTGGTAATATTGATGAGGGGTTTATCAATAAAATTTTTGAGAGAGTTTGTTTATTGTTTAAATATTATAATAATAATTACAGACCAATTTATCATTTAGAGGCATTTATACTATATTTAATAAAGTTGGTAAATGAAAATGACAATAAAACTGGCATTAAATAAATTAAAACTGGATGATAAATATGATATAGGAAATATAAATGAACTCACCAATATAGAATTGAAGAGAACATATCATATTATGGCTCTGAATTATCACCCTGATAAAAATCCTGATCCTGATTCAAATGAAAGATTTCAAGAAATCTTGGCTGCGTATTCGTTTTTATCCAATATTATTAACACGGATACTAATGTCCCTGATAATTCTACAGAAGAAGAAATATTTGACGCACCATATACAGAGTTGATAATTAACTTATTAACGATGATGTTAAAGAACCCGGGTAATGATAGTGTTCATAATTTTCAAAAGAAATGTATTGAGTTCAGTAATAAAATATTCGACCAGTTATTTGATACGGTAAATATTGATGTATTGGAGGATATATATAGGTTCATAAATAATAATACTATGAATTTTCCAGTAGAAACAATTGATATAATAAAAAATATAATAGATGATAAGTTAAGGTTGTATAATATTTATATACTAACACCTTCTCTCGATAATATTTTAAACAGTGAAATTTTCAAATTAGAAATTGGAGATGATACAATATATGTTCCGCTCTGGCATCAAGAAATGATGTATGAAAAGAATATTATAAAAATACAACCTGTTTTAACTGATGGCATCACCATAGATGAAAATAACGATATACACATAGAATACTCTGATAAATTTGAAACCGTATTAAAATTAATAAAGCAAGATATAGAGACCATAGATGTGTATAGGTATAAACTTGATATACATAAATTAAGTTTAAAAAAGAACCAAACCTATACTTTGAAGAATGAGGGAATACCAGTAATAAACTCTCATGATATATTTGACAATAAGTCAAAGGCGAATGTAGTAGTTCATATTCGTTTAGAATAAAATTTATAAAAAAAAATTATAAATTTTATGATTTTTTATTATTTAGTTATTGTGTTTTTTAGTATTAGTATTAGTATTTAAGGGGGAGCCTTCTTCTTGATAATCTTTTTCTTCTTAGGGGCATCCTCTGTTACAACTTCCTTGACCTCGGCAACTGGCTCTGGCTCTGGTGCTGGTGTGGCTACTACATCATCATCATCATCATCATCAGAATCCTCTACTACCGTATCAACTGGTGCGTTCTGTGCTGGTGTATCGGTCTCTGCCTCGGCCTCTGCCTTCTCTGCCGAACTAATAAGCGTCTCCTTATCCTTAACCGATAGGCTAATGTGGCACTTACCAGCAAGAGTAGCAGGTGGCTTAACAACTGCCTGAAACAGACGCCAAGTAACACCGAACTTCGCACCAGCAACCCAGATACCACCGCACGAAATGATGGTCGCCACGTGAGAACCCTTGGTTACAAAGTCAATCGGCTGGATTCCATCGTCATTAGGAAACAGTTGCTTCTGCTCCTCGCTGTAAAGCTCAATATTCTTGAACTCACCCTCCCAGCGAGGAAGCTTAATCTTCATAGTAGGCGAGCGGGAATAATCAGGCTCGCCAGACTCCTTGTCCTTGGGATAACGCAGCATAGGCGTCCAGAGAGCATCAATAGCCTCCATACTCTTAAGGGGCTTACCAAGCCAATCCTTGCTATTCTCAAGTGCGGTCTTCTTAACTGTCTCCTCAAACTGCTGCATATTCTTAAGGAATGCCTGAGCCTCGGGAGTCATATATTCCGCCTGAGGGAACTGTAGAGCCATATCAAATGACTCGTTACCAGTTGCCTCATCAACGAACTTGTTAATACCCCAGGTAAGCATAAGAGGAGTGCTGATATAAGTAATCTTAGACGACTTGCTCTTCTTGTTATTAACACCAATTGTCTTACGACCGTTCGCCGTAACCTTTACTGCCGCGAAGTTAATGTCCGCATCAACGTTGAAAGTGGGGCCCGAGATAATGTTCGCCATATTGTTTTATTTGATAATACTAATATACTTTTCAAATGTTTAAATCAATTTTTTTTTAATTAATATTATTTTATTTAATTTCATTTTATTTCTACTGAGATTTAATTCAAACCATATATGTTGCTGATATTATTTTTAAAAAAAATTGTTTGACTTCATAAATAGTATATAATATAATACTTATGAGGTTATTATTTAATCCATTCAATTGGTAAATAGCTAGTAATATGTATATAGTTGTGATTCTGTAAATTTCAATTTTTAATATAAATTAAAATTGAAATTATATAATTTTTTAATTTTCACATTTTATATTGTTTTGGTTATTTTTTTATTTATCGCATTAATAATTTAAGCGACAACGGGGGCAGCGGGTGGCTGCTTGGGGAAGTGGGGCGACATGTACTTCTGGAGGTTGAAGTAAGTCAGCACGACCGATGGGTCAGCATCCTCAAGCTTGAGGAGCGCCCTGAGGGCAGCATCAGCCTTGATAATGCGACCGTTGTCCTTGTCCTGTAGCTCGTTACCACGAATGTACTTGTTAATCTCACGGGTTACGTCGGTGCGAGCCATCTCGGTGCCGGGAGCCTTACCGAGGAAGGTCGCCAGCTCGTCGCTGATGGGCGAGGGCTTTACGAAACCGCTGGGGGCACGGGTACCCTTGCGCTTCTTCTTGTTCTGGATCTTCTCAACAACCTTGAGCTGCTTGGCGACCTTGCGCTCCAGCTGCTTGAGCTCGGCCTTGAGGGCACCGAACTGCGAAACCATACCACCGAACTTGACGATGAACTCGGTGAAACCATCAGCGATGGATGTATCAACCGACGACTCGGCGACAACAACATTCTCCGCATCTACAACGGGAGCAACAACAACAATGGGGGCAGCCTCCTTCTTCGCACGGGGCTTGGTCTCCTTCTTGGCGACAACGGGGGCATCAACAACGGCAGCGGGGGCGACCTTAGCCTTGGTCTTCTTTGGCTCGGGAGCAACTACATCGGCAACAGCAACTACGGGCTCAACTACTTTCTTCTGGGCGGATTTGGAGGGCATCTTATTTTATAATTATATATGGGCGTATCTTTTTAAGTTCTTTTATGGATACTTTATATTAATTAATTAAATTAATTTTTTTTAAACCCTTGTTTGCTAATATATATTTATAATAATTGTTAATCTCTCTATTTTATAAATTTATAGTTATAAACGAATTTAATAATTTACAGATTCATATAACCATGGCAACGCTTCTGCTGCCGATGGATGAACTAATGTTAAACAAGAAAGAACATAATAACATCCTAAAGTTTTAGATTCATTATCGATGCCTTTATTTACAAATTCTTCCATTATAGTCACTACCAGTTTTTTGATTAGTAAAAAATTTAAATTATGTATATAGCGAATATCAACCGATCTAAATGGATTCCCGAACGGAGGACATATTTCTCTTTTTGCTTGTTCGGATAAACTTGCTCTAAAATGCCAAATATCGTGTAATTCTCTCGCTAATTTTATCAGGCGATGTCTATTTAAATCAGTATACCAAGTCATATCTGTATAATTTCCTAAAGAATCTATATTTTGAAATAAATTTAGAATTCTCATGTCTAACCTTTTTAGGTCGCTCATTTCTTCCAGCGTATCATAATCAATGTTTATTTCAATATTTAACATTTTACTATACTTCACAAAATCCATCATATTAGTATAAACTGATGCGTTCATCATTTTAGTTGAAAATGGATTAGTTGGTTGTTTTTTATTTTTCATATACAGGTTGTAAATTGATAATATATCAAATACATAAATGAATTTATCATCATCTTCAATACTAAAAAATTGCGTGTATGGTATGCATGATATATCGTCTAACGTCGCAAAATCACAATCGTTAGTACATCTTGGTCTGTTATAAAACCCTGGACCATGTAATGTGATGTAATTTTTTACCAGTATTTTTCTGGTTATTTTTTGAATAAATGTGCTATAGTAAGCACACCTCATATGGTTATATGCTCGCTGTTTTAATTCATCTTTTTTACCAGATACTTTTATTTTATACTCTTTACATATTTTTTTCAGTTGTTGTATGGTGTAATTTATTACCAGAATATTTGAATAATCGCACAAATGAGGCACAGTAAATTCTTTATCTGTTTGTTTTGTCTTTGTCTTTTTATTCGGTAATTCTTTATTCAAAAAATACTCAATAAATGTTTGTTTTTTTTTCGCTGCTATGACGGTAAATAATTCACCATCCATATTCATGCCGACGGCACTGAATGCTTCTTCAAGTAAATTCATATATATATATACGGATAATATATATATGAAATAATCTTTATCTGGTTTATAATATTTTTAATCGTATTCAAGCATAGACATTCGCAGGTTGCTTATTAAATACGAAATCTCTCTACTTTTCTTTTGTGATTTTAAAAATACAAGGTCTTTCTCCACGGCTTTCAAATTAGATATTAATGATTTGCTATTTGAAACGATGTTGATATAATTGAAGAAACGACCTATATTCGGGAGAGAATTATGAAAATATATGGCTTTACCCTTTGAGGTTGTTATCTTAGTTTCTATGAACGCACTATAATTGTATAATAACATTAATTTCAATACATAATAACTAAAAATATGAGTTTTCTCTCTATAATCAACCTCTGTATCACTTGATAATATATCAGTATATGTAAGGTTGTAGTGATTTAATATTTTCACGGTTTGTAAAAGAGAGTGTTTGATTTCAAATTCCATAATTTTTTTAAACATTTCTTTAAAAATTTTTAGTTTTTGATTAGAGGTAGAGAGATTACAATTATTACTATATACATATGAATATATAGTGTTGTTTAAAAATAAACCCCAGAATTCTACCAACGCTTCCTGTGGAACAAGACCATTCTCTCCACTCAAACTATAATTATCTAAAAATTTATTGTATAGTTTTTGTTCTTTTGAATTATCTATCTTTGCCGCAGTCATAAATTTCCACATATGAGTATCTACACCAAAATTATGTATCAATTCGTGAGAGAAGACCTTGAAATACTCTTCTTTTCTATATACTACAATTTCACCGTGACCCTTACAACCATAACAGAAGCCACCATTAGCATTTCTTGAACCTAATACATCACCTTGTTTTTCCTCTAATTCTCTCCTGTATGGCGTCATAAATATTATAACACTAATACCATCATTAGAACACGAAATATTTGTAGATAGTTGAGACACTAAATATATTTGAGCCAACATATTTTTAACAATTTTATCAAGATTAGATAGATAAGACGGAGAGATTTTATTATATTCAATAAAATTAATAGAAACCATTTTATTTTTGTATGGTAGGCTATAAACGATTAATATTCCAGACTTATTATTGATAAAGTTCTTCATATCCGCATCTATATATGGATTATCTGTAAAATGAGATTTGTATGCGTTTTTTAGTAATTCAGTATATTCTATCGCATCCTTATCATATATTTTTCTAAAATTTTTAATATTACATAAATCAGTGTTTATAACATCATATATTCTATCCAGTTTATCGTATATATGTTCATGTAAGTCTTCTAATTCAGGCGATTTCTTATTGGGAATAGATAATTTCATTTTTTTATCATAATAATCAATCAAAAAGGTGCTTTCAGCAGATAGATTAAGCATATTGCCCGATTAATATATGTAAATATTTTATTATATGGTCAGTAAAATATTTATTTTTTATCATTTTTGAGCGGCTATGTTGGTTATTGCCTGCTGTTTTTCCTCAAGTTTTTTCAATTCTTCCTTTTTCTGTGCTATTTGCATTTGAACTAGACTACCGTCATCTCCATCAACTTGTATCAGTCCATCTGGAAATTGAAAGGTCATACCTTCCTTTCCAATTTGTGCTAATTTTGGTAATTGTGCTTGTAAATTTTTTTGAAATTCTTGAGTAGCAACACCATCAAAATCATCAATCGCAGTATCTATATTCGCTAATATATTTTTAAACATACCAAATTTGCCCCCAAAAATCTCTGCGAGAGCAGTTCTAACTTGTTGGCTCTCGATGAACTCTTGTTTTACTGGGTCTCTACCGAGGATTTCTCGTGTAAAGCGACTGTCTAAATGTGAAGCCACACCTTGCTGACGACTGCCTAGGTCCGCTTTATTCATCGCACTCTCAAGCTTACTAATGTCGGCATATGTATTAAAAATATAATCCCTAATTTTCTTATTTTTAAGATTGAAAAATGAATCGCTTGAAAACAGTTCTGCTTTTTTTAAACGCGACTCAATTTCCGCAGTCTCATTCAAAGTTGATTTACTATTAAAATCAATTGATGCTTGTGTTTTAACATCCTTATTGAAAGCGGTTCCTAATTTTTGTTCGAATGTAATAGCTAATGCTCTTGCTATCGCTATATAAATACTAGAACCATTTACCACATCCGAGAAACCCTTCTGTAACATTTTCATAAGGTCATCTACATAATTGTTGAAGAATTTTTCCAGTTCAACTTCACGAACCTGTAATATGTCGGAGAAAACACTGTAAAAACTGTAAGTTGAATAATATAAAAATTCAATAAAGGAATGTTTATCATTTTCGCTAAATTTTCTTGTCCTGAATGATTGTCCCACCTTAGTTTTTGACCCCTTAATAACACTGCTTGTTGAACTCATAGAACGCGCGAATATTCTCCCACCAGTTTGACCCTCGTCGGTAGTAATTAATTCACCACCACCAGCTTGTGCTTTTTGTGCTTGTTTTCCTATATATTCTTCGTCGGCTTCTTCTGTAAAATCATCTTCGTATGTCGAGGTGAAATTTTTAATTTTTTTAGATATAACGGTGACGAACTCAGGATTTTGTAATAGCGACAAAACACTCATAGCGAACTCTAATTGAACTTCTGATAATTTATCAACCTCAATATCAACACTTGCTTTTGTATTATCTGTATTATTAACTTGCATGTAATCAATTATTTTCACTGTTTGCATTTTGGCTACTTGTTCCTTTCCAATCTTTATAACCCAACTTGCTGCGGCATTACCAAGGGCACCAGCGCCACTTGCTGCGGCATTACCAAGGGCACCAGCGCCACTTGCTGCGGCATTACCAAGGGCACCAGCGCCACTTGCAACGGCATTACCAAGGGCACCAGCGCCACTTGCTGCGGCCTTACCTAAATCTTTCATATCATGAGTTTGGTCGGATGTTTGTTTGGGACCGGATTCTTCTTTGCGGGTTTTTATGTCTCCAATATTTAATTTTGGTAGTATTGGAGGAACGATTATATTAATACTACCTACTGGTGGTGGTGGTGGTGGTGGTGGTGGTGGTGGTGGTGGTGGTGGTTTGGCTCTAGTTTGGCGCGAGAAGCGGCTAGCCGTTCTCAAGCCATCATCTCTCTGATTTCCCATTCTCACCATATCTTCAGCCAATCCTCCTATCGGGACCGCACCAGCCAGCACAGGACCGCGTTCAAACTCTCCCCCGACTTGAGGCGCACCACCGAGCATGCTCAGGGTCGCCGCCGGCACCAACAAGGAGGCCCCCAGAGCCGCGGCTTTGGCTGCGGCGCCTGCGTCTATCCTCCTTTTTTTAGAATCAGCAGGAGCACGAGGGTCTTTTCCTGCTTTCTCTCCTGCTGCTGTTACTGGCTGTCCTACTGCTGTTACTGGCTGTCCTACTGCTGTTACTGGCTCTCCTACTACTGTTGTTGGCTCTTCTTCGGACACAGGTTTGTTTTCGTTTGCATCCTTTACCTTTAAATTTCCTTTATTTAATTTCGACTGTAAATCTTCAATAATTTGTGCTGGTGTATTTTTGTACCAGGTTTCGGTCTTTAATTTAAGTCGCAGGTAACTTGTGGTAGTACCGTCATTTAATGCGTCACTTGTAAAATATAAGTGCTCGTCAGAAGTAAGATAATCATAAAAACATAAAAAATTTTCTCCGAGGTTATGTTGATCCTCCTTCCATGGTATTTTACCTACCATTCCTGTCTCCTCGTTTTTAATATCGTCGAATTGGATAGGATACATCAATCGTTCTGATGGATAAAAATGCAGCATATTACTTTGAAAACTCAAAAATATATCAGCCAGTTTGGAAAAAATACCGTAATCTACAAAAAACTTTTTAACACTCTTCTCGTTACCCGCATAACCTTGAAGTTCAGGGTATCGTTTGGGGAACTTCTTGGATTTTTCGACCATTTCATCTAAAGTTGCTAACATTTGCCGTTTGATAAAATGTTTAATTCTGGACTGAAGTTTTTTTTTTCTCTTGACCGAAAAGGTAGCGTATGCGATAGCCACAGACGCAGCAACTGCGGTAAAGATTGGTCCAAGAACACTACCACCTACACCGATAAGAGCACCACTACCAAGCCAAGAACCTGCCGATACAGCTCCTTGTCCTACACCAGCAAGTCCTAATGTAGTAGATGCTATCCCCTTTGATGCGCCCTTGACGATAGCAAGTCCCACAGCACCAGCAGCACCACTTGCCAATATGTTCTCGGTCGGGATTGATTTCCCTTTTTGTCCTATCGCTGCCTGTAGTCGTTTTTCTTCGGTTGATTTTGCTCCACCTTTTTTTATTTTTCGGCTGCCGTTCTTTTTTTTTATTGATAAATTACTCCTCGTTCTTACCATTATTTCTATATATAAGCGGGATAATATTAAATTATAATTGTTTAATTTAATATTATTTTATAAATGCTAAATTTGTCTATTTTGCTAATTCTTCTCTGAGGGTCATTAACTCGGTCGCAACATATGGACCTGACGCTGGCTTATAAATCATTATTTTAGATTTACCAGTCAGTAGCAATATGTTTTTGTAAGTATTATTGGTAAATTTGGCTTTTAATGCGTCCGTCAAAAATTTAGGATTAGCCTTAATGTATTCAGTTTCCGAGACAATACTGGATTTGTATTCTTTGATTTTTTTATCGTAAAATGTTTTAGCAAGAGCAGCAGTAGCGGTTTCATCGTTGCTCTCTGTAAATTTCGCAAACACTTCAGGGATATTGGAAAATCGTGCCGCATATAGATAATGCTGGACGCTGGGCCACAATTTCGCATCAATCTCTAATTTATCACCATCTTTATTGGATAATACCCAGGAATTGTCTATTTTTTTTCTCCAATCAGGCATATCTTTTAATTTGAGGACACCAAGATTGGTTTTATGTTCTATGGTAATTGTTTCGCCCGTTCCCTCGCCTAATTTTTTATGCTGGGATTTGGAATAAATTTGTATCACCGATGTATCGTCATATAAGTTGGATTTGCTGTCGTCAATTAAAGACACTTTTTTCGCTGGACCAATTGGTAAATTGATTGTCGTGGCGAAATCTTTAAACTGCTTAATATAAGAGAATGAACCCGCATCGTTTTCTTTCATACACGCATTTACTACTTCCTCTTTAACTTTGTATGGTAGTTCGGCGAAAGTAAAAGCACCCTTACCAACATTTTTATCATATGTAATTAATTTGTAATGAATACCATCAGTATAATTAGCAATAATATACTGGTCTGGGTCAAAAATACCTAGTCTCTGTATTTTTTTATCGGCATCACCACATTTCACAACCTTATTATGTATTTGAACCACCTCCGAATCTTTTGTATCGTCTTCCTCAAAATTATTTTGCGATAAAATAATGAATTTAACATTGTATAATCGCTCTAATGTTGTAATAGCATAGTCATCAGCCCAGTATTTACTGGTTTTAATAACTTCTCTCATCTCGTCAATAGTATTGATATTTTCCATAAATGCGAAATGACGGCGTAATTCTTTTTGCTCGGCACTGATTTTAGCACCACCAACCATTAGCTCTAAATTTTGCTGTGCCTCTCTCAACATACCAGTTTTTTCGGTTGTATTGCTTGTTCCGCCTATCATAGTCTTCAGGTTTCTATGGCGTAATTTCAATTGGTTGATGGACCCTTGTGTATTTTTTTGCCCCCCAGTTATAGTATTATACATAGTATAGTATGCCTGGAACTGGTCTTCGTCAAGACTTTCGGCTAATTTAGCCCTTATATTAGTAACGCTGATATTTTTATATTTGTCCTGACCTGTAGATTTTAACCCGTCTCTCAACGTGGCGAAAAAACAATCTCCACTTCCTTCATTCTCCTGAAAGAAATATTTATGACTTTTGAAAAATTTATTAACCCATTCATCGGTAGGCATCGGCTTATAACTATTGATTTCATCATCACTCTCTTCCTTTGTTTGTTCTTTTAATACCATAGGTTCGGCAATCACCGGTTTATCAAATATTGGTGCTTCGTCTTCATCATTATCGGGTTCGCTTCCATCACTAATATCACTTATGTCGCTCTCGTCATCACTATTATCATCGCTCTCATCATCAGTATCATCGCCAGATTTGTTGGGTTCGGCAAACGCAATATCATCATTATTGTATTTGGTATTAATGTAGTTTTTAGTGTATGTAAATAGCAAGGGCTTATCTAATTTATCTAACTTGATATTTTCTGTATTATCTAATAATTTAAGATAAGAATCATTTTTAGTTTCAAAAACACCGATTTTAGCAGATACGCTGGTATTTTCTACCAGGTAAATATTATAATATACGATGTTGTTAGTATCGCTATATTCAAAACAGGGATTACCTAAAACAAATTTCACGTTTTTGTTATAAATTTTAGCTTTATATGCGTAGCTTTCACCACCTTCATCGTTTTTAGCGAGGCTATTAGTCTCGGTATAATTGATGTTTGCATCGATTCTTGATAGAACCATCTATATATCTTATAAAAATAAGAAAATTTTATGTAATTATAATTAAATATAGTATTTTAATATATATAATATTTGTAGTTTCTACAAAAACAGAAGGAAAATATTTAGCTTTATTTTTAATACTCTCTGTATTATTAGTAATAATTCAAATTATATTAAAAGCATTATATGGGTCATATAATAATTTAAATATAACAGATTTGTTAAAATCCAATGATGAAATAAAAAAAATTTTAAATATTAAACCAATAGATAATAGAATAATGGTATTAAAATTATTGCCATTTATATATTTATTTAGTATGATTGTATTATTAACTGGTTTAAGTAAATATTATACGAGACAGCGTAAAGATCATAATAAAGATTGGGATATAATTAAATTTATATTTGGAAATAATAAATGTAATATGTAATATGTAATATGTATTATATAATATGTATTATATAATATGTAATAGTTATTATTTATATAGTATAAATTTCTTGATATTTAACATTGTAATGATTAAGTATATTATTTAATTGAATAATAAAGTCATTATTGTTGAGAGCAGTATCTATATATATTTTGTGTGGATCATTATTAATATTAAAAAAATTATGAATATGTATTTCTGGCGTAGGAAACCATTCATGAACTAAATTGTAGTTTCTAATCAATATTGATCTACATATTTGATTTGTTTTAAAATTATTAAAAAGAGTTCCTTCTGGAAAATTATTATTGGAATGGGGGTCATATTCAATTTTTTTTATAATATCATTATTCCATGTATTCAATAGTTTTTTAGATATTATAAAAAATCCATCATTAACTTTAGAATCGCATTTAACAGATGAATAAAGAATAGAATCATTTAAATTATATAAATTTGGTAAATTAAGAATCATTAAATCGGGTCTACTTCTAATATAATAATTATATTCAAAGTTATTATTTTTTGAATATTCTATGGCTTTGTTTAATATAATATCTATTGATTTAAATTGTGAATATTGCATTTTATTAGACTTATCAAGTTTATTAAATACTATAATATGTTTTGGTTTTAATAAATCTAACATTATTTCAAAATTATTTAAACCTTTTTTTGTATTAAAAAAATTAATTTTTGGTAAATTGTATTGTTTATAAAATCTATCATATGGTGTTTTTTCGGAATCAATAATTTAGTCAATTTTAAGAATGATATAAAAGTCTATAGAAATATTTAAAGATTTATAAGTTTGAATTAAATTTTTATAATATTTAATCATTTCATCAATAACAAATGTTCTGGGTGAACCGGATATTAAAAAAGCAAATTTATATAATTGAAAATTCATATTGAATTAATAAATGAAAATATTTTTAAATAATTAAATAATAATTATTTAATTATTTAAAATATTAACAAAGACACCACTTTAAAAACCATAATTGAAAATAATAAATTGTATTGTGGTAAAAAAAATTGAATTGAATTTATACAAACATATATGTAGAATTAATTAGATAAACAAATAATTATGCAGAACGAATCATATGTTTGGCTTTCTCTTGATCCAGTACATAGTGCGATTAATTTTTATCCACGTGATATTGCTTATAAAATTGAAACTTGTTATAATTTACATACCCGGTATTTTAATAAACATTGCATATTAGGTAGCAATTTCTTTAATGCTACTATTTATTTTCATTCTAATCCCGACCAAGCATATTATCAAACTACACCAGGAAATAATCTTGGATATACATTTAAACAACCTGGTTATCGCAGTGTAAAAAGAATAGTATTGACACCAGAATCCAGTAATATAGAAATTTTTGGAAAAAGAATTAATGGTGAATGGCGAATTACCAATAATTATAATGATAAAGAAAAAATATTTAATCTAGAAATTCCACCAGATGTAATTATTTATCCGTCAAGTCTTATGACAAATTTGGTTGAAACCAATGAAGTTAGTTAAAAATCAAATTTATTTACATTTTTGGTAAATTGTATAGTTTATAATTTATATATAGTAAAAATTAAATATTAAGATATATTAACTGTAATTTGATTTACCAGTTTAATTAATATATAAAAAGTTGTAGCAAATAATATACTATTAAATAAGTAACCATATAAGTTAGGATTAGCATCATTACCAAATAAAACAGGCAATGTTTTTTTAGAGTTTTTCTAAAAATAGGTAATTGAAATAGGAAATATAAAACAGAAACTAGTAGAGGTAATTGAAACTCATTATAAAATGCGTCTAAACTATTCAAAGAATTTTGTTTTTTTGTATTTTGGGAAATAAGATCTTCTTGGGTTTGAGAATTAGAAATATAATTAATATTATTTCTTATGTTTATTGTGGATTATTTTTTACAAATTCGTTGTGTTTTTCACTTTTAAGATGCTGGCTTTTACCACCCCTGGTATGAATAGCACCACAAATACAAGTTATTTGTTCTTTCTTCGTCGCAGCCTCTTTCTTTTTAACTTCTGGGTCTTCACTCCGTTTTTTATTAGTCTCATATTTTTTCTTTCTAAATTCTGGGTCTTCCATATTTTTTTTATACCTGATACGGTTATATTCTCTATGATATTCGGCTCTTTCTTCGGGTGTTTGTGCTGGTAATCTTTCATTTAGTGATGGCTTAAGTTTTTCAATCCAATATCTCTCCAGATTTGATGCTTCTTTTTCATTTTCTAAATTTGCCGTTTCTAATATTTCAAAATCCCAATTATCATATCCGCCGTTCTCTCTAATGAATTTATAAACCTCGTAATTATACCCTTCACTCTTTACATTATTACAAACGCTCTTATGTGCTATTTTCCGTATATGAAAATCTCCTGACTTACCTACATATTCGTCTTCAATAAGTGGGTTGTTAGAACATAATTTATATAAAACTGTGTTAGACCAATCAACCGTCATTTAATAGTTTATGATTAATTATAAATTTTTATTTTTAATTAATCAATTTTAAAACATATTTAATTATATTTGATATTTCTTTCAACCATATCCTTATGCTTGAAGATTATTTTATTACTGATACTCGGGTAAGATTTAGTTGTTAAACCTGCTAAATATTCAATATTTTTAACGATTTCGTGTTCTTTGTTCGTAAGCGTTATATTCGAAACTATAAAAAAAATAAATTGCGAAAGTAGCTCATTATAGTCTTTTTTGCCTTCTAATTTAATATTAACCATTAATTCTTTCTGTAAATTTGCGATGGAATCTAAAGCATGGTTTTCAGGAACTAACTTAATTTTACTACAAAAAATATAAAATCCACACAAGCATTTATATCTATCGTTATGTTTATTGGTTTTGCTTATCTCATCATAATCAATTGATTCGGGAAGTTTAACATATTTATAGACATCGTAGAAAATTTTCAGATTATCATTAAGTATATCAGTAAATTTTGGGTCAATAACAATTAAATCATTTAACAAATCTGAATATAGATTATTAAAGGGAATGTTATTATAAACAAGAGAATCAAATATATACATGTTAATCTTATTTAGGTCATCACTACTAATATCCTTATAAATTGATTTATAATAGCATAAAAATTCATTTTTTAGTTTTTGGTATGTTTGTTCTGTAATTTTGTTTAGAATTTTTCTAATATTAGTAATAATCATATCATAATCCGATTTGTTATTAATATAGCACATTCTATTAATTCTATAATTTTGAGCGATGGGTTTATCAATAATCAAATTATCAGATAAGTTTTTTTCAATACTATCCTTACTAACAACCTCTTTATCTGGCGATGTTTTACTAACTATGGTTTTATCGGTCGCATTTGCGTCCTTATTGTATGTTGGTTGCCGCCTATTATTATTATTATTTTTAAAATGTCTCACATTTTTGTGATTTTTATGATACGAATTATTTTTAAAAACAGGAGCGGTATTATTTGGTTTCTTGATATCAATCAAAATGTTATTCAAATAATTTTCAACATCATTATTCAAATGTTTTTCTGGAATATTTTTAGACAATTCCATTATAAAATTAATGTCATATGTTAATGGACTCATATTATATTAATAGGTAATGAACTCTTATATTGTATTTTTTATATATTTCAATTAATTGTATATTTCGTTTGCTATATCTAAAAATTATATATTATATTATAATGGAAAAAATACTACAATTATTAAGTGCCGACGAAAATACCACACAGCAAAACAACTTAATAGAGGAACAATTTAAATTGCCGATTGAAACGATAGATGAAAAAATAGAAATACAGGATAGCATACAAACAGATTTAGAATTAATGGAATTTAAAAATCCTTCAGATTTATCTGGGAATACTTACAAGGAGAATTTGTATAATTCTATATTTCAACCTAAAAATCAAATAGAACAATGTATAACCAATAAATGGAGCAACTTTTATACTAACGACAAGGGTTTTTTGAATGAAACGCAAAACTTATTGACAAATTATAAAAATACCGTGTCTTTTGAAAATGATAGTGAATTATGCGAAAATTGCTATAATTCTTGTCAGGACATTACAAAAGATAATGGGTTTATGGAGAAATATCAATATATAGACCTGCCCTTTCTTAAAAAATATAACAACGATGAAATGTGTATGCAAATGCTCTCAATATTCAATCTGGCTAATCCAGTATTAAGTCTGTTAGCACCCGTCATACTATTATTATTACCTTTTTTTATTATAAAATTACAGGGACATGATGTTACATTAGAAACGTATTTCGAACATCTAAAGCAAGTATTTAGTAGCCATATTTTAGGTCAATTCTTTAATGATTTTCACGAGGCACCAGTCTCAACCAAAATATACCTGTTAGTAAGTATTATTTTCTACGGATTTCAAATGTATAACAACGTAATCAGTTGTGGTAATTTCTATAAAAATATCAAATATATACACGATAAAATTTTCAGTATAAGAGATTATATTAGTAAATCCATCTATAACTTCAACAATTTATTAAAACATACATCAAACCTGGTAACATACAAAAACTTTAATACGCAACTGAATAACAATTTAGTTATCTTAAATAATTATTTGGCGATGTTGAATAAGATTAATGTATATCAAATAAGCTTTAAGAAAATATTTGAACTGGGACATCTAATGAAATGTTTCTACAAATTACATAACGACCAAAGCATTATTGATTCTTTATATTTTTCCTTTGGATGTAATGGTTATATCCAGAATATATCAACACTCCAAAAACATATCAAAAATAACTGTATTAACTTTTGTAATTATGTGGGTAATAATGAAAAGACAACTTTCAAAAATGCTTATTACGGCGAACTATTGACTTCGTCAAGTAGCAAGATTGTAAAAAATACATACAAATTAAGCAACAATTTAGTTTTAACTGGACCTAACGCAGCGGGCAAAACTACATTACTAAAATCGTCTATATTCAATATTTTACTTTGTCAGCAATTAGGTGCTGGTTTCTTTGATAAAGCAGATGTAAAAATATATGATTTCATACATTGCTACATTAATATTCCCGACACGTCCAGCCGCGATAGTTTATTCCAGGCAGAGGCAAGAAGGTGTAAGGATATTCTAACTATCATAGAAGATAATAGCGATAAGAACCATTTCTGTGTATTTGACGAACTATATAGCGGAACCAACCCAGAGGAAGCAATTTTAAGTGCTTCAGCATTATTAAACCATATTAATAAAAAAAATAATGTGAATTACATTTTAACAACTCACTATTATAAATTATGTAAAAAACTGGATAAGAGTGTAGCAAAAAATTATCATATGGAAATTAACAGGGACGAAGACACAGGAGACTTCAAATGCACTTACAAAATTAAAAAGGGCGTCAGTAAAATAAAGGGTGGTCTAAAAGTATTAAAAGATTTAGAATATCCCGACGAAATTATCAAAAATATAGAAGACGCTGCTTAATCAGACATTAACAAGGTACATATACCCACCATAATCAATAATATAGAACCAGTTTGCTTGAGAGATAGATAGTTTTTAAAAGTGACGGCGGAAATTAACGATAATAACATAATTAATACACCTGAATATACTGTTCTTGCTATACCAGGATTGCTTAGATATCTACAAGCATCCCAGTAAAATAAATTACCTATAAAAGTAAAAATAGACATTAAAACTATAACCATTATCGTGTTAAATTTAATGGTTTCTTTACTAAATCCTTTGACGAAATAATAAGGTAGAGCAACTAATCCACAGATAATAAACCAAATAGTAACAAACAAATCTGTTTCCATTTTAGAACAATTAGAGAATTTGTAAAGTAATTCAATAATTACAAAAAACAACGCACTGAAACCAGCCAAAAATATATATTTCATACTATAGTAATAAAATATTAAAATTATATTCGTTAAACATTCTTAAAAAAAATGTAAATAAAATTTAATGATTTCGTTATTAAATTTTATCGATACAGGATTTATTATTACTTTAGGACTATTATTATTAATATCGGGCGCGGTAATGTTATACTGCTACAGACGATTAAACATGCTGGAGAACAGTGTAATTGAGCACGGTAAAATTTTACAAAATTTTATTATGAATTACAACAACCAGGTTTTTATGTCGCAGCAAAATCAATATGGTGGTTTTGATAATCGTCAAATGCCTGATGGTGATGTCGGTGAGGTGGCGACCTACAACGAGGAAGAGAAAATAAGTGTATCGGACGACGATGAGAGTGATGATGAGAGTGATGATGAGAGTGATGGTGAGAGCGACGATGAGAGTGATGGC